GTAATCTCTGATTACGTCACCCAGGTGACTGGGGTCCCCAATCAGTGGGGTCCACCGCAGTTGCGTGGGAAAGACGGAAAAGAGGCCTGGAAACCTTGGCGCGAAACACTCGTGCATGCAGCAAATCCCACTCCGGGGTTGCCGCAGCGGCACGTTTGTTGGGCGATGGAGGATTACAAATCCAGTTTGTTCAAGCCACTTGAGCTAGACCATGAGTTTTATGCGACTGAAATACGTAAGTTGTCTGAAGTCGAGATTGTCAGTGGGATTGATGGCAAGCGATTTATTGATGCTATGAAAGCGTCGACTAGTCGCGGTTTCCCTTTTGGGGGTGCCAAGTCCCAAGACATGATTGACTTAGAACCAACTGAGTGGCATTCGTGCCCTCGTACGTTAGTTCAGATACACTGGGATGAGCTGGCCAAGTTTGAAGAAGCAGGACGCGCTGGAAAGCGCTACAATGCTATCTTCAAGGCTAGCTTGAAGGATGAACCCACGAAACTTACAAAATCGAAGGTACGCGTGTTCCAAGCTGCTCCACTTGTGTTGCAGTTGGCGACTCGCAAGTACTTCTTGACTATTGCTAGGTATTTGTCGGTCCACCCTTTCCTCAGTGAGTGCGCTGTTGGTATCAACGCTCATGGTCCGGAGATGGATGAGTTGTTTAAGCACATCCGCCACTTCGGCTCCAAGAGGGGATGTGCTGGGGACTATAGCAAATATGACTTGAAAATGCCAGCTCAGTTGGTCTTGGCTGCGTTTCAAGTTATGATCGATGTTGCTAAATTGTTCCCAGAGAACTATACTGAAGACGATATCAAAGTTATGGAATTGGTCATGACTGAGATTGCGTTTTCGTATAGTGCCTTTAACGGTGATTTGGTGAAGTTTTTGGGATTAGATCCTTCTGGAAATAGTCTCACAGCTTACATCAATTCTATCGCCAATTCGTTTATCAATCGCGCAGCCTTCCGGGCATGGTGCGAGGAGAATGATAAAGGCGATTTGCCGTTTAAGGAGTATGTGAGGTTGATGACGTATGGCGATGATTATGTCGGTTCCATTTCTGATAAAGTGACTTACGATAACCTGTACTTTCAAGCGTATTGCGGGAAGCACGGTATGGTAGTTACTTCAGCGGATAAGGAATCGGAAATGACCGCGTACTGTGATCTTGATAAGACGGATTTCCTCAAGAGGAAGCCTCGGTTTGAGCCTGAATTAGGTCTTTACCAAGGTTTACTCAGCGAGGATTCAATCTTCAAGAGTCTACATGTCAACCTGGTTTCTCCTGTAGAGACGAAAGAAACTGTGTCAGCCCAGTGCATCAGCGCTGGACTGTCGGAGTGGTTCGCTTACGGGAGAGAGGTGTATGAGTTGAGGCGTGAGCAAATGCAATGGGTTGCAGAAGCTGCCAATCTCACACACCGGTGTATTGGACTGGATTGGGACTACGACACACGTCTCGCAGCATACCGCGAGAAGTATATGTCGGGTTCCTAGGTTTGTCCAACGAGTTTGCCACTCTCGATCAAAGTGGCGACGAGGCCGGAGACCCTTGTAAATGTCTCCAGCACCTTGGGCAGGTGTGGCGTGATGCCAAGCAAATAGTCCTCTCGTGCTCTGGTTACCGGGAAACTGGATGTTTCAATCTTGAGCGCTGTGCCAGTCAGATTATTATCGACCTAGGCTTTGCACGAGGAACGGCACCCGAGAGGGTACCCCTATTTAGGGGAGCGGCTAGCCACCGTAACAGCCGATAGCAGCCTTGCACCCTGAGTCCGGTGTGAGAAGTGCCCCACGGGGTATGCTGACAGTGACTTACGTTTAATGTTACCATTAATAAGGCATCATCCCGGACGCAGGCCGAGATGGTGACCTTCAAAGACCAAAATCCTGCATACACTTATACCGTTGATTCCCAAATGGACGACACCTTCATGGCGCACCACAACAATGATGCGTATTTAGGTAATTTCTTTGGCCGTCCTATTAAGATCAAGGAGTATCAGTGGAGCACGTCGACAACTTTGTTCGACGAGTTCAACCCCTGGGCCTTGTACTTTCAAAATCTTAGAGTGAATGACCGTATTGCCAATTTCAAAAACTTGCAGTGCAAATTGCACGTGAAGTTCGTGATCAATGGCAACGGTTTTCACTATGGGAGGTTGATTGCGGCTTATCTGCCCCTAGAATCGTTTACCGAATTTATTCCAGCTCGTTCTGGATTTTCGGCAGACGTTGTAGGGTTGTCGCAGAAACCGCATGTGTACTTGGACCCAACCACCAACTCCGGAGGGGAGTTGGTGTTACCGTTCTTCTGGATGCATAACAGTCTTTCCATTCCTGATGAGGAGTATAACCTCATGGGGCGGATCGACATTGCTACTTTGCAACAGCTTAAGCATGCCAATGGAGCCACAGATACAGTTAATATTTCTGTGTTTGCTTGGGCCGAGGATGTGGCACTATCTGTGCCAACAAACGTTGGTCCTGGGCAGATTGCTCCTGGTAGGTTTGATGTGGAACCCCACGCTGGTGATGAGTATGGGGAAGGAATTATTTCCAAACCCGCTTCGACCGTCGCTAGAGTTGCTGGGAAGTTGAAGGACGTCCCTGGTATTGGCAAGTATGCGAGAGCAACCGAAATTGGTGCGCAAGCTATCGGGGGTGCCGCAAGCGCCCTCGGCTTTTGCAAACCAAATGTGGTTGAGCCCACGTTACCCTATCGCCCAAGCGTGATGGGGAACATGGCCAATACCAATGTTTCCGACAACACTACCAAGTTGTCGGTTGATGCCAAACAAGAGTTGACCATTGATCCACGAACTGTGGGGCTGGGAGGC